ACCTCTCCCGGCAAAGCTAGCCATTCGCCCTGGCCGTCTGCAACAACTATGACTCAGAGAGGACTCTCGTTCAGGACATTAGTCTGATCCAACCACGCAACGGATTCGCCTACACAGGTATTCACCCGCGCTGAAACCCCACGTTTCGCCCCTAGCATGTGGATTCCGTTCACAGTTCAGCCACCAACGGAGAATCATGAAAAACAACATCGCGCTATCTTCCACAGCTGGCGAGAGGTCATGCCGGTTGTTCGTGCCAATTATCATCATTGCGGTCGCATAGCCATTACCGCTAGTCAAAAGGCGATCCCTGACCGCCGATCATTTGCATAGGGAGTCGCTCAAGGTTGCGATTTACCCAGGTCTCCCGACCCAGTACCTATAACAAAAACACGGCGTTGATGGTGGTTTAATCCCATCACAAACAGTCCCAGGTAACATCTCCAGTAGGGTTAAAAGCGTTAAGTTGGATCAATCATCAACGGAGGAATTACACATTCCTGATCCAGGAGGATGCCTGTGAGATCTGTACCTCTGAGCCCCACCTTATGGACTTCAAGGGCCTCGAATCCCACGCTTAAGTGCCACCTACCTTACGACCGGCTAGACAATACATCCGGCAGACAAATGGCACCCATCCCTCCACACCTTAACAGCTAACATGGGCAGCAAGGCTCCCTTCGGCTCCCGAACCGATGGTTGACTTATTACTTCTGCCCTCAACCAATGGTGCCCGACGGCCCCAAAGGCATACGATCTCAGCTCCGGTTAGATGCGTCAACCAAGGCATACCCCAGGGTGGTTAGTCCTGGCGTCGCGCCACTAATGAGCAATACATCCCCAGAGCCTAGTCTTCATGAGCCGCGCAGGCCAGTTAATGGCATCATCGTCATATGCACGGTTCGAAGTAGGAAGTGCACCTACTTAGTAGTAACCCTGATCAACAAGGGGATGCCGCTGAGTCAACTTGGACAGATCAATGTCCTCAAACGTCAACTCAGAGATCCACCTCTCCCAGGCCTCCTGCTGTTCAGTGGGCAGTCCAAACACACGCTCAAAAGACCGACGAGCATCCAACGTAATCTCAACGCTGGCCTCGGCCTCCCAAGCGAAGTGCCTCTTTCTCGCTTCCACACAGGCAAGCCACGAAGTTGTATCCCGAAGATCCAGTTTAGCAAACTTCTGTGACTCGAGAAGATGTAGAATTCGTTGAGCCAGTGGTTGAAGGACAGGAACTCCAGCGTTTAGTATCAACTCACACTGGGCCACGGATTTCATCACCCTCATGCCACCCTTTGGGTCATGATAGTGATTATAACCGCAGAATGCTTGTGAAAGCACTTTCCTCCAATCTCTAACCATCCGAAGGCCAGCAGCCGTTTCGAGCGGCGCCCCTTGACAATGTCGGATGTCTTCGAACTCATACGCAATCTCCTCGACCCTGACCTCCTGTCCGAACGACAGGAAGAAAGGGCTCACCTCCGCCAACAAGCGGTCTAAATCACCCCGCTCACAGAAAACAAGGCAGTCATCAGAATCCGCAAAATAATCCCATCGCCGAAGCTTGAGACTCATAAGGAACTCCTCTGTCATGGCAGCCATTAACAGACAGTTCCCCATGCCGGTGTTGTAGTCACCAGACATGCGGTTTCCCTTGACCTTGTATCTGATATTGCCCATGGTCCGACCCCTATTAGACACCTGCCAAGACAACAACTTGGACAGGTAGGAATCTCGCCATATGGTGTTATAGACTGAATGTTCCGCCTTAAGAGCCTCGGCGGAGACATGCTTGTCGAACCGTGTTGCGTCCAAAGAAACACAAACTGGGTCCGCAAATTCATCCCACTTGGAACGGATGAGATTGGCGCGCTCAACTGAGTCACGTCCCTTTGCAATCACAAAAGAACGCCGAACTCCTCTCCGGGGCCCGCGATGAGCAAGAATCGCGTGCTCGATCGGTTTCAAAAACGTAGCCAATTCCAAATTGTACTTCGGTGTTCGAAACTGAATCATCCGGGGGTCTTTTTCGTCCAACTCTTTTCTCTTCTCTGCTTTCACAAAGGCAGTGACACGCGCATCACGCTCAGCAACAGGCTCACACTTAAGTTCCTCTGCTGCTCGCTCATACCGAGCGCG